ACTTGTTAGGGAGGTTGACTTAACAGTAGGAAGAGCAGATAATGTTCTGGATAACATTGGTGCAATTGCAGGACCTTTCCCAATTGGACCAGTTAACGAACCAATTCTGATTACCAACGAGACAGACTTAATCAACGTCTTTGGTAAGCCCATTTCTACTGATGCACAGTACGAATACTGGATGAGTGCATCATCCTTCCTTTCATATGGAGGAGTTCTTAAAGTCGTCAGAGCAACCGACGCTGACCTGAACAATGCTAATGCTGGTGTTGGTATTGCATCAACCTCAACTTTGCAGGTTCTCAACTATGAGGACTATCAAGTCAATCACTCTGCTGCAACCGACTTTACTTATGCAGCAAAGAACCCTGGTTCCTGGGGTAATGAGTTAAAGGTCTGTCAGATTGACGACCAGGCTGACCAAAGAATCGGTCTTTCAACCACCAACGTTCTTGCACTTGGTGCTGAAATTGGATTTGGTATTACAGCAAGATTGGCTGCTGTCACTATTCCTGGAACCGGAACGACTTCAGCGTTCACTGGACACTTAAAGGGTATCATCACTGGTATTACAACTGACAGTGCTGGTGCTAGTACAATCGATGTTAAGATTGTATCTAGAGTTGAAGAATCAACTGGAACTGAAACCAAGATTGATTATCAGCAAGGAACTGACTTTGCAGCATTCAGCACATCCAGTGCAGTTCAATTCATCAACAACTCTGGTGTTCATACAACCGGAACTAGTGCTGATGCATCACATACTCCTGCAACTGCAGTTGACTGGTATGACCAGCAAACTTTGGGTCTTACCAACGCAACCATCTATTGGAAGGAAATTGCACCAAAACCAATTTCTAACGTATATGTAACTGATAGAAATGGTGAGGGTGATGGAATTCACGTTGTTGTGGTAGATGACCTGGGCAGCATCACTGGTATTAAGGGTAATATCATTGAGAAGCACACCAATCTCTCTAAAGCATCAGATGCTGTTTCTGATGTTAATGCACCAGATAAGATTTACTACAAGGAATATCTTGCAGATAAGTCACCAAATATCTACGCTGGATATAGCCCATCAAATGCAGAAGATGCATTCCATGGCACAAATCCAAAAGCAACTGGATTTACTCTGGCAAATGGAAACGCTGCAAGTTATACTCAAATAACAACAGCAAGTGGTCTTTGGGGTCAAACTGCACAGGATACAACTTTCAGCGCAATCGGAAACGTAACCTATACACTTAAGGGTGGTGAGGATTATATTGCTGGAGTGCCTGCAGTTGGTGAATATACATCCGGTGCTTTTGTTGCTACTCTTGGTAACCTCAATACTGCGATTGATAAGGTATCTAATAGAGATGAAGAAGCAGTTGACTTCTTAATCATGGGTCCTGGTTTAAGTAGCAAAGCAGAATCTCAAGCGAAAGCAAACAAACTGATTTCGATTGCAAATGCAAGAAAAGATTGCATGGCATGTATTGGACCACACAGAGCAGATCTTGTTGGCGTAACTGATGGGGCAACTCAAACCACTAACTTGATTAACTTCTTCAGTCCTCTGTCATCCTCATCGTATGCAACATTTGATTCTGGTTATGCATACAAGTATGACAGATTCAATAACGAATTCCGTTTCGTCCCAACTAATGGTGACATTGCTGGATTGATGGTAAGAACAAACATTGTTTCTTATCCTTGGTTCTCACCTGCTGGTGCACAACGCGGTGTTCTTAATAACGTTGTTAAGTTAGCATACAATCCAACTAAAGCACAAAGAGACCAACTGTATCCGTTAAGAATTAACTCTGTTATTACAAAAGCGGGAACAGGAACTATTCTCTTTGGTGATAAGACTGCACAATCACAGGCATCTGCATTCGACCGTATCAATGTTCGTCGCTTGTTCCTCACTGTTGAGCAAGCACTTGAGAGAGCAGCAGAAGCACAACTCTTTGAACTCAATGATGAGTTGACAAGAGCAAACTTCAGAAACATCGTCGAACCTTACTTGAGAGATGTTGAAGCAAAACGAGGCATCTATGGATTCCTGGTTGTTTGCGACACATCAAACAACACTCCCGATGTTATTGATAATAATGAATTCAGAGCAGACATCTTCTTGAAGCCTGCCAAATCGATTAACTACATCACTCTTACCTTTGTTGCTACCAGAACTGGCGTCAGTTTTGAAGAAGTAGCAGGCAGAGTTTGATAATAATATCTAAATAACAACAGGAGGATTTAACAATGGCAACTTCAAGAGAAAACAAGACTATTTCTCAATTCAAATCAGCACTGATTGGGGGTGGCGCACGCCCCAATCTATTTGAAGTAGAAATGCCAAGCTTGCCAGGAGGCATTGCTTGGGATGCAGATAGTTTCAGATTCATGTGTAAGGCAGCAGCACTGCCTGCACAGAACATTGCTAATATCGATGTTCCTTTCAGAGGTCGCATTTTCAAGGTTGCTGGAGACAGAACCATTGATACCTGGACTGTAACCATCATCAATGATGAAGGATTTGCACTCCGTAATGCATTTGAGGAGTGGTCTGATCTTATCGCTAGATTGGATAACAACTTGGGTGCAACTGACCCATCTGCATATATGGTCAATGCAAAGGTATTCCAACTCGGTAGAGGTGCAACACCTGCAAGTCAAACCAATGATGGCGATAGAAATGCTGTCCTGAAGGAATATGAATTTGTAGACATTTTCCCAACTAATGTCTCACAGATTGATCTTTCTTATGATAGCACTGATACGATTGAAGACTTTACAGTAGAATTCCAAGTTCAAACCTTTAGATCAGTCAATTCCGGCGGTCCTAACGGTTAATAAATAGAAGAAGGAAAAATCTAACAATAAATTATGTCCAAGTTATTTGGGTTCTCGATAGAGGACAATGAATCACTATCTCCCGGAGCGGTCTCCCCCATTCCTCCTAACAATGAGGATGGGGTTGATCACTATGCGAGTAGTGGTTTTTTTGGTTCTTACGTTGATTTAGAAGGCGTATATAAAACAGAGTTTGAATTAATCAAACGCTATCGTGAGATGGCACTGCATCCTGAAGTAGACAGTGCCATTGAAGATATTGTAAATGAAGCTATTGTATCTGATAGTAATGATAGTCCAGTAGAAATTGAACTGTCAAACTTGAATGCTAGTGATGGTATCAAAGATAAAATTCGCAAAGAATTTAAGTATATCCTTGACCTTTTAGATTTCGATAAAAAGGCACACGAAATCTATCGTAACTGGTATATTGATGGTCGTATTTTCTATCATAAAATTATTGACCTGAAGAATCCACAAGAGGGTATTCAGGAGTTGCGTTATATTGACGCAATGAAGATGCGTTATATTAGACAAGAGAAAAAGAAACCAGGCGATAGAGCAAATCAACTTAGACAACTCAATAATCTTCAGAAAGATAATCCAATGGATTATGACTTTCCTGAACTAGAAGAGTATTTCATCTATAATCCAAAGACAAGATTCCCAAGTGCAAACCCAATGCAATCGGGTTCAAGTCAAGGAATCAAAATGACAAAGGATTCTGTTGTTTATTGTACATCAGGTCTTGTAGATAGAAACAAGGGCAACAATCTTTCATATCTTCATAAAGCAATTAAGTCACTCAATCAATTGAGAATGATTGAGGACTCTTTGGTCATCTACAGATTATCCAGAGCACCAGAGCGTAGAATTTTCTATATTGATGTTGGCAACCTTCCAAAGGTAAAGGCAGAGCAATATCTTCGTGATGTTATGATGCGTTATCGTAACAAACTTGTATACAATGCAGACACTGGGGAGATCCGTGATGACAAGAAATATATGGCTATGCTTGAGGACTTTTGGTTACCTAGACGAGAGGGAGGACGTGGTACTGAAATTTCTACTCTTCCGGGAGGACAGAATCTGGGAGAAATCACCGACATTGAGTATTTTAAAAAGAAGTTATACAGATCACTCAACGTCCCGCCGTCTCGCATGGATGGCGAAGGTGGATTTAATCTCGGCAGATCATCTGAAATCCTCAGAGACGAACTGAAATTCACCAAGTTTGTTGGACGTTTGAGAAAGAGATTCTCCAACATGTTCAATGACATGCTGAAGACTCAATTGATTCTTAAGAACATCATTACTCCTGAAGATTGGGAGAGAATGAGTGAGCACATTCAATATGACTTCCTGTATGACAATCACTTCTCTGAACTGAAAGAAGCAGAACTCTTGAATGAGAGATTGTCACTTGCAGAAACCGCACAA